ATAGGCGATCCGCCGAGTATTTGAGGGCGGTCGCATGAGACAAACCCACCTTCAGCGCGTGAAAGGCCTGCAGCAGAAGACAGCGCTTCGTCGGGCGTCGGCATTGCGGAAGCGCCGCCGGCGGAAGCGCCGCACGAGTGCCCCCAGCCTGACAGCCGCACAGCGGCAGGTGCGGTTCGATGCCCTGACGCGCATGGGCTGCATCGTCTGCAGGAACGAGACGTTCGGGATCATTCCTCCCGAGATCCACCACTTGCGCGGTCATCCCTGGTCAGGTGCCAGTCAAAAGGCGAGCGATGCGCACACGATCCCCTTGTGCCCGCTTCACCACAGAGAGGGTGACGGCACCCATGGGTTCAGCGGCTATCACCAGTCGCCAGCGGAGTTCGAGGCGCGCTACGGCAGCCAGGGCCAGTTGCTCGAGCAGGTCAATGGATTGCTTGGGCGGATGCGGGAAGCGGCATGAATTGGTGCCCGCCCGGCTACGTCCACATCGACCCCATGCAGGCTGGGGTCCGCTGCATGGACTGCCGCCACGAGATCCCGATCACGACGAGCCTGTCGCGGTGCGGGGGCGGCCAGCCGCCGGCGGGCGCCGCGGGGAACTGGCGTTCGGATCACCGGCATTGCGAGACTCACCAGCCGAAGGAATCGGGATGAAGCCCTGGAGCCTCGATGCGCTGCCACCCAAGGCCCGGGAACAAGCCGCGGCCCAGCTCGGCATTGAGCACCGGAAGGCCAAGCGGCGCGGCAAGTACGGGGCCAAGCCGGTTGCGGTGGATGGCTCGAGGTTCGACAGCGGCCGGGAGTACCGCTATCTCAAGGAGGTTCTGGAACCCAGGCTGCGGGCCGGGGAGATCATTGATCTGGTTCGACAGCCCAAGTTCCCGATCGTCGTCGATGGGCGCCCGGTGCGCGCAGTGCGGCAGAAAAACGGCAACCAGGGCCGGCCTCTGGTGGTGATCCTCGATTACCAGTGGATCGACGTCGCCGATGCGCGGAAACGCTACATCGACGTGAAGGGGCATGACACCGACATGAGCCGACTGAAGCGCGCGCTGGTTGAGCACATCTACGGGATTGAGGTCGAGCTGGTATGAGCAGCCGTGACGTCTGCGATGAGATCGGGAGGTGGATCGAGGATCGGAGGTCGGCCATCGGGCTGACGATCTCGGAGCTCGAAGCCCTGACTGGGGTGAGCCGCAGCAGTCTGATTCGCATGCAGGACGGCAATGCCGCCATGAGCATCGGAAATGTCATCGCTGTCATTCAGGCCCTGGGTGGTCAGGTCGAGGTGAAGGAGGAAAGCCATGGGCACCACCAGATCGGTACCAACGCTGAAGGTGGCGAGGAATGAACTGGAGCAGTGGGGGCGCTGGTGGCGGTACCGTGAGGCGCGGGAGTGCAATCAGGGCGGCACCAGTCTGTCGGCGATCTTGATGGAAATCTGCGCCCTGGGCGTCAGGGTCCAGACCACGAACACGCACTCTCACCGCCACCTGTCTGACTCGATTCGGGTGCCGGGGAGTGTCGCGGACATGGATGAGCGCTTAGAGGCGCTGCCGCTCCCGTACCGCAACGCGCTGGTGCTGCGCTACGTGAGACGCAACCTTCGCATGGTGGGGCATCTTCCGTTGCTGCGCGCGGAGCTGGCGATCGGGGAGATGCTGATACAGGAGTGGGGCTGTGTGCCGGATTGGGCGACCTCCGACCAACGCAAGGGGTGGGTGCGCAGATAGGCAAGGTGCCACGGTTGGAACTTTCCAGTCCGCGTATAGCGGGTACGATGTGATTTCCTGGCAATACCCAGCTTGAATAGAAACCCACACGAACCCGGCCTAGCGCCGGGTTTTTTGTGCCCGGCAGGAGGCCGCGAATGTCGTTCCATCTCGACCCACGAGTGACAATCTCCCAAATTGTCACCCTGGTCGTGCTGGTCTTTGCCTCCGGTGGCGCCTACTACCAGCTCGGCAACTTGGCCAAGGCAATGGAGGGCATCGCCACGTCGGTTGCCGGCAACGCCTCCGCGATTCGCCAAGTCGAAAGCCGGACAGCGGTGCTCGAAGCGCAGCGCGTCGATCACGTTCGGCGCCTCGATGATATTCAGTCGGACGTGCGGTGGATTCGCCGCGCGATTGAGCAGAGAGAGCCGCGGCGGTGACCGACAGAATCCGCGAGGTCGTCGACCGCGTGATCGCGGCAGAGGGAGGCTACGTCGACCATCCCGATGATCGAGGTGGACCGACACACTGGGGTATCACCCAGGCTGTGGGCCGGGAAGCGGGCTACGACGGCGACATGCGAGCACTCCCGCGGCGAATCGCTGAGCAAATCTACCTCGAACAGTACGTGCTCCGACCTGGGTTCGATCTCTTGGCCCCGCCCTCGATCTCTCACTGGGCCATCGACACCGGCGTCAACATGGGCGTGATAGCGGCCGGACGCATCCTGCAGCGGGCGCTGAATGCGCTGAACCGAGATGGGCGCGATTACTGCGACGTCACGGTGGATGGTCTCGTTGGCCCCCAGAGCCGTGGTGCCCTGCGTGCCTACCTCGATCACCGCGGTAACGAAGGTGAGCGAGTGCTGCTTCACGCCCTGAACAGCCTCCAGCTCTGCCGATACGTCGAGATCGCCGAGCAGAACCCGACCCAGGAGGCGTTCATCTACGGCTGGATTCGTCACCGGACAGGCATGGAGAACGCGCAATGATCGAAGAGCACCCCGATCCCGGCCGCCGCTGGCGCGTTCGCCGACGCATGGCGATCGCATCTCTGGCTGCCGGCATCCTGTTTCCGTTCGGCTACCTGTTCGCGCAGCAGCTTGGCGACATCGCCTGGCCTTATCTCACTTTCCTCTCGGTGCCCATCACCGTCTACATCGGTGGCGCGACGCTCGAAACGATCAGAACCCAGGTGATGAAGCCATGATCCAGCGAATGATCTCGCGTATCGGCGCCTGGTTCTGGTTGATCGGCGCGATCGCCGTGGCCGGCTTCCTGCTCTGGCGCTACAAGAGCCTGACCGATCGTGTCCAAAGGTCCCGCACCGGCGCTTATCACGCCGAGGAAGCGCGGCGGCTGGGCAAGGACGTCGAGACCATGGAGTTCACGCGCAACGAACTCGAGACCGACGCCCGCACGAGCGCCGCCCTGGCTCAGAAGGTCAAGGGTCAAGCGGTCGCCAAGGCCCGGGAGATCCGTGAGCGAGGGTTCGAGGGCATGGGCAAGCTGGTGGAGGATTGGAATGCCGGTGCGTAGCGCTCTGCTCGTCGCGATCCTGATGCTCGCAGGCTGCGCCAGTGCGCCGCAGGCTCCGCAGAGCGGGATCTTCGCCGGCGAACCGCCCGAGCGCATCGAACTCCCTGATCCGGTTCTGATGCCTGATCGCCCTGACGCGCGGATTGCTGAGATCGGTGACCAACAGCACATGTGCTTCGGGAGCGCTGAAGCTGTGCAGCTTCGTGAGCGCGACAACGCAGGCCAAGCGAACACCGAGATCCTTGAGCGCACGCTGGCCTCTGCCCGCGCCCTGGAGCAGTCGAATCGGCTGCTGTACCAGCAGGCCCAGGCGCTCGAGCAGATCGCGAACCTCCGCTCCCAGCAGTGGGCGGACAGTGAAGCGCGGCGCCTGGAAGACCGTAGAGAACATCGCATCGAGACCTGGATGCACAGGCTGTTGACGATTGTGCTGGCTGGAGTGGCGTTGTGACCGTAGCCAAGCGCCCGTTGACCGACAAGCAGCGGCGATTCGTCGATGAGTACCTGATCGACCTGAATGCGACGCAAGCCGCAGTTCGTGCCGGCTACAGCAAGGCCACGGCTCGACAAGCTGGGGCTGAGAACCTGTCAAAGCCTGTCATTGCTGACGCGATCGCGGCCGCGAAGGATGTTCGCTCGGAGCGGACTGGCATCACGGCTGACCGCACGCTGCTCGAGCTATCTCGTTTGGCCTTCAGCGACATCCGCAAGGTGTTCACGGATGACGGGCTGTTGCGCCCGATCACGACCCTGGATGACGACACCGCTGCGGCCATTCAGTCGGTGAAGGTCGTCACTCGCCCGGGCGCCGGTGTGGATGCCGATGGCAATCGCGAGGTCGAGTACGTCCACGAGATCAAGCTCGCGGACAAGAACTCGGCGGTGGACAAGGCGATGAAGAACGTCGGTGGCTATGCCGAGGACAATCGTCAGAAGTCTCCGGTGAGCGAGTTGTCGCGCGAACTGCAGAAGGCGATCGCGGAGCGCCTGCGTGCCCTCAACAGCGGCTGATCTCGCTTGGTTGGAGGATCTGCCTCCGGATGCCCAGCGCGCATTGCTCCAGGAGGTCACGGCCGAGCTCAACAAGGAACAGATCCTCGATTACCGGCCGTACCCCAAGCAGCGGCTGTTCCATGAGCTCAGCGGCTCGATGCGCGAGCGGCTGCTGCGTGCTGGCAACCAGCAAGGAAAGTCGTTCTGCGTCGGCAACGAGGCGTCGTACCACCTGACCGGCGCGTACCCGAACTGGTGGACCGGCAGGCGCTGGGATCGTCCCACGCTGGTCTGGGCCAGTGGCGAGACCGGCGAATCGGTGCGGGATAACGGCCAGCGCGTGCTGCTCGGTCATCCGGGAGAGGAGGGAACTGGATCGATCCCAGAGCGGTGCCTGTCGAAAGACTACGGCATGGCCCACGGTGCGGCGAACCTCTACGACTACATGAAGGTCCGCCACGTCAGCGGCGGCTTCAGCATGCTGCGCTTCAAGTATTACGCGCAGGGCCGGCGCAAGTGGCAGGGGCCACCGGTCGATTTCGTCTGGTTCGATGAGGAGCCAGCGGAGGACATCTACGACGAGGGCCTGGCGCGAACGATCGCAACGGGAGGAATGGTCGCGCTGTCGTTCACGCCCCTGATGGGGATGTCGAACGTGGTCAAGCGGTTCCTGATGGAGAAAAGCCCGGATCGCTCCGACACGAACATGACCATCGAGGACGCGGAGCACATTCCGCCCGAGCAACGCGCCAAGATCATTGCCAGTTTCCCAGCCCACGAGCGAGACGCGCGTGCTCGAGGAATCCCGACACTGGGCAGCGGTCGCATCTTCCCGCTGCCGGAGGAAGACATCCAGGTCCAGGCGTTTGCGATCCCGGACATCTGGCCCGTGCTCGGTGGGCTGGACTTCGGTTGGGATCACCCAACAGCCGCGGTCAAAGGCGCCTGGGATCGCGATGCGGACGTCGTGTACATCACGCACGCCTACCGGAAGGTTCAGGCCACGCCCGTGATCCACGCGGCGGCCCTGAAGCCCTGGGGCGCTGAACTGCCTTGGGCCTGGCCCCATGACGGTCTGCAACACGACAAGGGCAGCGGCGTGCAGCTCGCCGAGCAGTACCGAACCCAGGGTCTGAAGATGCTCCACGAGCATGCTCAGTACCCGGAGCAGGAAGACGACACGAAGGTCAGCCGCACCAGTGTTGAGGCTGGCCTGGCAGACATGCTCGACCGCATGCAGACAGGGCGTCTCAAGGTGTTTGCGCACCTGGGCGATTGGTTCGAAGAGTTCCGGCTCTACCACCGGAAAGACGGCAAGGTCGTGAAGGAGGCGGATGATCTGATGGCTGCAACACGCTACCTGATCATGATGTTGCGCTATGCGGCCCTCCCGAAACCGCGCGCGGCCGTCCGGCGCCCACCTCCGAACTGGAGAGCAGCGTAAATGGCGGCAATGACGGCTGCCTACGCCACTGAGCAGGCGATCAAGCCAGTTCCGGTCACCAACAAGAGCAAGGCTTTGGGCCGCGAGCGAATCGAGAATTTGCTCGACGATCTCCGGTACGAACCGCCGTGGCGCGCGGAAGCCGGCCGCGAGATGGACTTCTACGACGGCAACCAGCTTGACCAGGCGACCTTGGCGCGCATGGAAGCGCTGGGCATGCCGCCGATCATCGTCAATCTGATCAAGCCCACGATCGATTCCGTGATCGGTATGGAGGCCCGGACACGCAGCGATCCGCTGGTTCGGGCGGAGAATGACGATTCATTCGATGGCGCCGAGGCGCTGAACGAGAAACTGAAGGAGGCCACGCGCCTCTCGCGCTTCAACCGCGCCTGCGCCGATGCCTTTGGCAGTCAGAGCAAGGTCGGTGTCGGCTGGGTCGAGGTCTCGCGCAACAGCGATCCGTTCCAGTACCGCTATCGCGTACAGGACATCAGCCGCAAGGAGATGTGGTGGGACTGGCGGGCACGCTCGCCCGATCTGTCCGATGCGCGCTTCATCATCCGCCGCAAGTGGTACGACGCTGACGAGTGCGCCGGCTACTTCCCGCGTCATGCGCGGCTGATCAATCAGGCGATCTCGCAGCGTCCGCTGTGGGAGGGCTGGGCAGACGAGGATGCGACCAGCCTCGCCCGATCCTGGGAGGTCGAGCAGACCACCAGCATCCAGGCCGAGGAATGGCGCGACACCGAGCGCAATCGGCTGGCGATCTACGAGGTTTGGTACAAGGTCTTCGAGACCGTCTGGGTGCTGGACCTGCCCGACGGCCGCGTCGTCGAGTACGACCGCGAGAACAACATGCACGTCCAGGCCGTCGCCGCGAACCTGATCGAGCCGCGGAAGGCCAACACGCACCGGATGCGCGTCGCCTACTACCTGGGTCCGCACCAGCTCGAGGACGTGCCGACCCCTTACCAGCACAACAAGTTCCCCTACGTCGCCTTCTTCGGCTACCGGGAGGATCGCAGCAACGCGCCCTATGGCCTGATCCGGGCGATGAAGTCGCCGCAGGAGGAGGTCAACGCACGCCGGACCAAGATGCTGCACAACCTGAGCTCGCGGCGGGTGACGGCGGATGCCGACGCGGTAGAGGACCACCAGAGCGCAGCGGATGAAGTCGCGCGATCGGACGCCTACATCATCCTCAACGAGAACCGGCGCAACGCCAACGGCTTCAGGGTCGAGAGTGACGAGGGCCTGAACGCCCAGCAATACCAACTGATGATCGAAGCCAAAGGCAACGTCCAGGAGGCCAGTGGGCTCTTCCAGGAGTTCATGGGCCGGACCCAGGGCGGCGGTCAGTCAGGCGAGGCGATCAAGAATCTCGTTGAGCAGAGCCAGCAGGTCGTTGGCGAGATCATGGACAACTACCGCGAGGGCCGCCGGCAGGCTGCGGAGCTGTTGCTCTACCTGATCGTCGAAGACCTGGCGAAAGCCGATGACGTCGAGGTCTCGATCGAGCGCGCAACGGGCGAGAAGAAGCGCGTGATGCTCAACCACCCTGTTGAGGACGAACTTGGACGCCGCCGCGACAACGACGTGGTGCGCCTGCGGACTCGCGTGGCGCTCGACGAGGTGCCAAGCAGCACGACCTACCGTCAGCAGACGCTCCAGCGGCTCATGGAGATCGTCGAGTCCCTGCCGCCCGAGTTGCAGGCCGCGGTGCTCGACATCGTGATCGCATCCACCGACCTCCCGAACCGACAGGATCTCGTGGATCGCATTCGCGCCGTCACCGGCTTCGGTGCACAGCAGCAGGAGCCGAGTACGCCGGAGGAGGCGCAGCAGCAGGCCCAGGCGCAGCAGCAGCAACAGGCTGCCGAGCAAGAGGCACAGGAACTGGAGATGCGGGAGAACCGCGCCCGCGTCGCCGAGCTCGAGGCCAAGGTCCAGAAGCTGATGGCGGACGCCGAGTACACGTCTGCCCGGGCGATCAAAACCGCCGGGGTGGATTCAGCCGCCACCGAGGCCAAGGCCATACGTGACCACGCGGCTATCGACGATACCGAACACGAGCAGGCACGCAAGGATCTGGCCCAGGAGGCCGATCTGATGGAGCGCGGTGCCCGCTTGCTCAAGGAATCCGACAGACAAGAGAGCGAGCCCGCTCCCGACACCGCTTAACCCTACGTAGGGGCCACGACACGGCCCGCCGGCCCGCTGCAGCCACGAATGCAGCACCCGTAACCCAGCCCTCGCGCTGGGTTTTTTCGTTCTGGGGACACGACAGACCCCAAGGCAGATGAAACGCAACGCAATGACTCGCGGCTCCCGCGACACAGGAGATTGGCATGGAACATGACCTGGAATATTCGGAGTTGGAGGCTGCTGCCGAAGACCCCGCGAAGATGGAAGCCATGCTGTCCGGTCTCGGCGGTGAACTCACCGACGAAGAACGTGCAGCACTCAACGCCGAGTACGACGGCGGCGATTTCCCTGACGACGCCAAGGCCCCGGCCGGCGCGGAAGACCCTGACACCGCGGACCCAACCAAGCCCGAGGGCGAGGACGGTGCCGAGGTCGATGGTGAGGCCGCCAAGGATCCGGACAAGCCGGCAGCGAAGAAAGGGGGAGAGCACGACGAGGGAGAGCACGACGAGCCCAAGCCGGTCGTGAAGACCCGCGATGGCAAGCACGACATCCCCTACAGCGTTCTGGAAGCCGAACGGCGCAAAGGCCGCGAGCTGGAGCAAGAACTCGAAAAGCTCCGGCAGCAGTCAGCCGCCCCGGCACCAGCGCAGCCGCCAACGGACACCACCGACACCGGGAAGGGCGAGCTCGACGAACAGGCGCTGATCGACGAGTACGGCGAAGAACTGGCGAAACCCATCATCGCGCTCCACAAGGAAAACCAGCAGGCGAAGCAGGAGATCGCGGACCTGCGTAAGTGGAGAGAGCAGCAGGACGAGAGCAAGGAAGCGGACGAGGCGACGACGGTCAACGAGGCCATCGACACCGTGTTCGCGGACGCCATCAAGCCTGGCGAAGTCTCTGTCCTCCGACAGTGGCAGCAATCAGGTGACCCGCTCTGGGACGCCGCTGTCGCACTCGACAACCGACTGATTGAAGACCCCGAGTGGGCTGGCAAGCCTCATCGGGTGCGCTTCGAAGAAGTCATCCAGCGCCTGGGACATGCCCCGAAACCCGCAGAAAGCGACACCAAACCCGAGGATCTGAGAGCGAAGGCAGACGCCAGGCTCGCGGAGAAAGCTGGTGAGACCAGCATCCCGCGATCGCTCTCGGACCTCCCGGGCGGGGCACCTCCGGACCAAACCATGATCGAGTCCATCGAGCGCATGTCGCCCAAGGACATCGAGACCAAGTTGGCGTCCATGACGCCAGACCAACAGGAGGAGTTCCTTGCCCGGTTGTGATCACACATCAGCCTTGAGGTAACTACCGATGAGCACCAATCTTCCTGCGGGCCACCCGCTGGCCCGCAAGGCGTTCTCTGTCGCCGCATTCGCGGAGACGCAGCGCAAGCCCAGCTTCCGGCGCAACCTGACCGGCCCTGCGCCGACCCAGGCCCAGGCCGAAAGCAAGCTGAAGGGCCAAACCACGGCGGACATGCCGTTCGTCCGCGTGACGGATCTGACCAAAGGTGGTGGCGATACGGTCTCTGTGGACCTGTTCAACATCATCAAGGGCAAGCCCGTCATGGGTGATCGCAAGATCGCCGGCAAGATGATGGGTCTGACCTTCAGTTCCATGGACATCCGGCTCGATCAGTACCGTGCTGGCGTCGACTCCGGTGGACGCATGGCGCAGCAGCGCACGCTGCACCGCCTTCGCAGTATCGCCAAGTCCAACCTGGCGGGCTACGGCGCACGTCTGGAGGACCAGCTCTGCCTGGTTCATGTCGGCGGTGCCCGCGGGTACGACGACGGCGAGGACTGGGCTGTGCCGCTGGCCGACGATCCCGCGTTCAGCGAGATCATGGTCAACGATGTCCTGCCTCCGACCATCAACCGGCGCTTCTTCGGCGGTGACGCCGATTCGGTCGACGCCCTGGCCAACACCGATCTCCTCACCCTCGACGACATCGACCGGATCCGGGCGGAGATCGACGACATGGTGTTCCCGCCTCAGCCGATCCGAATCGAAGGTGATCCGGCGGCCGACGAGGAGCCTTTGTACTGCATGTACGTCACGGGCCGTCAGTGGCACTCGCTGCAGACGGCTACGGGCGACCAGGCCTGGCGGACGTTCCTCCAGAACGCCCACAACCGCGGGTCGATGTTCAAGCACCCGCTGTTCATGGGCAGCCCGGGCATGTGGAACGGCATCGTCATCAAGAAGATGAACCGTGGCATTCGCTTCCCCGCCGGCTCGCTGGTGGCGGAGTACCAGGCCAACGGTTCTATCTCGCAGGTGCCGGCTGCTGTGGACACCGATCGCGCCATCGTGCTCGGGGCTCAGGCTCTGGGCGAGGTCTATGGCGCGCACGGCAAGTCCGGGTATCACGCCAACTGGCACGAGGAGTGGACCGATCACCAGAACGTGCTCGAGTGCTCCCTCGCGTTCATGGCGGGCAAGTCCAAGATCCGGTTCAAAAACGGCGCCGGTGAGTGGACTGATCATGGCGTCATGACCCTCGACACCTACGCTCCGGCTCCGTCCGCGTAATGCGATCCCCGCCTTCGGGCGGGGTGACCACTCGCTGACTCCACACGAGGACTACGAACATGGCAACACAAGCAGCAAAGAGCCTGGGCTACCAGGTTCCCATGGCAGGGGAGTACGGCAATCTCGCCGTGGCCATCGCGACGATCACGCTCGCTGCGGCCACCAACGGCGATCTGTTCCGCTTCCTGAAACTGCCGGCCGACGTCCGGCTGATCGATCTCCAGGTGGTGAACAGCGCTTCCAGCGCCAGCACCACCATGAAGTTCGGTTACGAGCATGTCGATGGCGAGGCCGGTGACGACGACGATTACTTCGCCGCCGCCAAGTCTCTGGCTACCGCCAGTCGTATCCGGGCAGACGCGGCCAATGCGCCGAAGCTGGTGGATCGCGAGGTCTACATCACCGGGGTGCTCGGGGGCGCGAACATTGCCACCGAGACGACCATCACGGTGGTGGCGATCTACGAGTTCGCTGGCCACGCCTGATCCGCAACGGAGGAGGGGCCGCCTTCGGGCGGCCTCTGACTCTCCCCAGGAGACACAGCCATGCAGGTCCAATACATCGGCAAGAACAAGCGGCAGCGTGATCGCTTGTACGACACCGGCGCGCGCTGGAATGGCCCTGGCGACGTCTGTGAGATCGACGACGACGTGGCTGCGGTGATGTTGCGCAAGCATCCGGATGTCTACGCGGCGGTCTCTGATGTGTCCGAGCCGTACCAGGCGCCAACGAACACCGGTGATCCAGACGGCCAGAACCGCGAGATCGACACGGTTCAGGTTGAGATCGATGGTGATTTCTACCCGCTGTCCAAGCTCGCCAAGAAGAAGCTCGATGCCTACTCCCAGGAACACTTCGGGGTCAATCTGGATCAGCGTCTGAAGCAGGCGGATCTCGCGGAGCAGGTTCTTGAGCTGCTGAAGAAGTCGTCTGCCGAGGCGCCCGAGGGATCGGAGTCCGAGCGGGCTGGTGACACCCAGACCGAGAACGGAGAGTCCGGCGAAGGTAGCGAAGGTGGCGACGCCGCTGAGAGCACCGGCGAGAACGGCGACGCCTGATGGCTCAGGCATCCGCTGTCCTCACCCGGGCCCGGAGCACGCTCCAGGACGAGGGGGCCACGAAGCGCTGGTCTGATGTCGATCTCCTGCTGTTCGTGTCTGATTCCCAGCGCGAACTGGTGATCCTGAAGCCCTCGGCGAATGCGGTGACGGTGGATCACACCTGCGTTGCCGGCACCCGGCAGGAGATTCCGGCGGACGGCGTGTCAGTCATCGCGGTGAATCGTGCAGTGGGAGGCCTGGCTGTGCGCCGCGGCGATCGTTCGGTGCTCGATGCCGTGCGGCCGCAGTGGCACACGGACACCGCTGACATCCAGCCTGATGAGTGGCTGTTCGACGATCGCGATCCGCGGTCGTTCTGGCTCAACCCCGGTCAGCCGGACCCCGCCGGACAAGTCGAGCTCGTTTACGCCGCGTCACCCACTGAACTCGCAGCGACATCCTCCGAGCTGGCAGTCTCCGACGTCTGGATCCCGGCACTCAACTACTACGTCGTAGGCAGGGCTCTATCGCAGGAGAAGAGTGAGCAGCAGGTCATGAAGGCTGTGGGGTACATGGATCTGTTCCGCGCCACGGTCGAAGGCCGCCAGGTGGCCAAGAGTCGCCTTCACCCCACGCAGACTGAGGAGCGGATGCGGAAATGAAGATCACCGATCTGTTGCCGCAGGTGATGCCCGATGTCCCCGGCTGCCCGCGCGCCACCGTGGTCGAGAGGCTGATCCAGGCTGCTCGCCAGTTCGCACGCGACAGTCTGGTCTGGGACGTGGAACTGGATCGCCTTCAGGTGACGGCCGAGCAGACGTCCGTGGATCTGTTCGCGCCCACCGATGGCGAGGTAGAGGTCATCACGTCGGCAGAGATCGACGAAGAGTCTGTGGCGCACCGCTGGGACGGAGAGACCCTGACTCTGCCGGAGCGACACCGTGCAGGACTCCTGATCGTTCGCGCCGCGCTCCAGCCGCTGCTCACTGCCACCCAGTTGCCCGCCCCGCTGGCCCGCTGGCCGGAACCAATCATCGACTACGCGCGCTCCCGCCTGCTGTCCATGCCGCGCCAGGAGTGGACGAGCCTCGAACTCGGCTTCGCCTTCCGCCAGCAGTACGAGGGGCGCCTCACCGATGCGCGCGTCGAGCGCTCGCGTTCCCGCACGAACCAGCCGATCCGCACGAAGACCCACGTTTCCATCTGAGGAAGCCCGCATGGCGCTCGATACCTGCCTGGTCGTCGGATACATCTACGGCCAGGACGGCCAGCCTGTGCCTGGTGGCCAACTCCAATCGCGCCTGAACAAAGTCGATCGCGACGGCGGGCTCGTTGTGCCCACCCGCGATTCGGTGGTCACTGCCGACGATGAGGGGTATTTCGAGGCCCCGCTCTGGTCGAATGCACGCGGCGACACCGGCAGCCAGTACATTTTCCGCACGCGGTATCCGGACGGCGGGAACATCGGCCAGTGGACGGGAACCGTACCGGACGAGGAAACGGCCCAATTCCACGTCATCATCGACACCGATCCGCCGCCCACCCTGAGTGATGCCCAGACGGCGCAAAACGCGGCCGAAACCGCGGCATACGAAGCCCTGGGGCACAAGCAGGATTCGGCCGGTTCGGCTACTGCAGCGGCCGCGAGTGCCGCCACTGCTGAGACTCAGGCCACCGCCTCCGCTGCAAGCGCCACCGCCTCCGCTGCAAGCGCCACCGCCTCCGGCAACAGCGAGACAGCCGCCGGGATCTCCGCAGGCGAAGCGGTAGCCAGCGCGACAGCAGCAGCGTCGTCTGAAACCCAGTCCGCTGGATCCGCTGCACAATCTGCGGCGAGCGCCACAGAGTCTCAGGGTTTCTCCATCGACTCCGCGGCCAGCGCCACGGCCGCTGCGAGCGAGAAAGACGATGCCGTGGCGGCCAAGGTGGCATCAGAGGCTGCAGTGCAGGGCAGCGAGGACTTCGCCACCCTCTCGCAAACGTGGGCCACCGGCACCGAACCCGCCGGTGCAGGCACGCTCTCGTCTCGCGAGGAAGCCGATCGAGCAGAGGCCGCGAAAGTCGCCGCCGAAGCGTCGACGCAGCGTGTCGATCTGCTGGGCGCCATCGAGCTCGCGCTCGACCAGGTTGGCCAGACGGCCCGGGAAAACCTCCGACAGGCCGCTGCCGATGACGCGCTGCAGACCTCAATCGACGGCCAGGTCGAAGACCTCTATCTCGTCCTGGCGGCCACCGAGCAGGCCCTGGATCTATCAGGCCAGACGGCCCGGCAGG